AACAGGTGGCATCGGAGGTATTGGTGGTGTTTCTAATTTTGCTGGTAAGGGTACAAATGGTTCGCCCGGGTCTAATGGTTGGGTAATTATAGAATACGGAGGTGATATTTAATGGCAAAAAATAGGTTCGCACAGCCTTTATATGGCAAAATAATTTATATCTTTGAGACTGACTTGGAGAAAGCAGATTTAGCAACAATATTTGACCCAAAGACATATTGGATTGATGTTACTAATATTGATTGTGAAGTTGGTTATATCCAAGAGTATAAAGAAGGTGTAGGTATCGTATGGGTGAAACCTCCTGATACTGAACCAACTTTAGAGTCCGAAAAGGCTCATAAAGAAGCCCTAATGAAAGCGGAAAGAGACCTAAGAGAAGTAGCTGTTATTGAGTATAAAGATAAACTTTTCGATTACGATGATAAAGCACGTGAACGTATGCGTATCGCAAAGGAAGACCTTGAAAATACAGGGGTTGCTTCTAGGCTTTGGACTTGTGCTGATGAAAGTATTACAGAAGTTACCGTTGCTGATTTTGAAGCAATCAATAGTTTAGCGGCAACACGCTCAGAGGAACTACATTTTCAATATAGGAAACTAAAAGTAAAAATAAAGGCTTGTACTGATATTTCGTCGGTACAAGCTATTTCTTTTGACACAGATTGTTCAGATGTGGATTTAGGGCTGGTGATGGAATAAATGGCATTATTAAATGCGAAACTTTATGTCAAACGCAACGGTGAAGCCGCCGTTCCATGCAATCTCTATAGTACCACAGAAGAAGTCGGCGGCGAATATGTTACGGTTACTGCTTCTAACACAAAAGCATATGCAAAGCTGGGGGGGACATCTGATGCCTTTTGTACACAAGGCAGGGTCAAAAAAGGTACGAATACTTATGCGATTTTGAGTCAGGCAAAGCCACCTTATAACAAGATTGAATATAGGACTCCGGGAACATATACAGTTACGTTCCCGGCGGGTGTGACAAGAGCGAGGGGGACTGTAGCGGGAGCAGGAGGAGGGGGTGGTGGTGCTGTATCAGTTTTAGGAACTAAAGGTGGTAATGGTGGAACAGGTGCTTTAATAACAAAGAATATAATTGTTACTCCGCTTTCTACATTGTTAATAACTGTTGGAACAGGTGGTGCTGGTGGTGCCGCAGGAGTAACAACAGGATCAGAAGGGAATAAAAGAGCACAAGGGGAAACAGGAGGTACTGGTGGTACTAGTTCTATCGGAAACCTAGTTTCTGCACAAGGAGGAACAGGAGGTACTGGTGCTTTCTATATAGCAAACCACGTTGATGAAGACGGTTCGAATGGTACGTCTTATGGTAATGGTGGCGTTGGTGGTACTGGTGGTGTCTGTAGTTTTAGTTCCTCGTCGAACCGTAATGGCTCAACAGGAGCCAACGGCTGGGTAATCATAGAATATGGTGGTGACATCTAAAGGAGTGACAAATGAATAACGACAATCTTCACGATGAAGTATTAAAAATAGCACCTCCGGTCGGAGTATCTACACTCTCCGTACTGGGGGTGCCTTTGTCTGACATGGTCTATGTTATGACCATTCTGTACATTTTAGTGCAAATTGTTTGTACGATCTATAAAACATTTAAAAGGAGTGAATAATACCTATGAAACTTTCGGAACACTTTGATAGCTCTGAGTTTGCCTGCAAGTGTGGTTGTGGCGGTATGGATAATGGTGCCGGAGTTAACCCTAAACTCGTGCAGGTCTTAGAGCGTATGCGACAATATATTGGTAACCCGTTAGTGCTCTCTTGTGCCTATCGGTGCCCTGCACATAATGCTGAAGTAGGTGGTGTATCAAACTCTCAGCACGTTTTTGGTACGGCGGCTGACGTACAGTTGCCGGAAGGGATGACTGTGGATGAATTGGCACAGGTAGCAGAAAAATGTGGCGCAGACGGTATTGGATGGTACACTTGGGGTGTCCATGTTGATGTCCGTGGATACGCCGCTAGGTGGTGATAGGATTGACTAAAATTCCACAAGAGATTTTAGATGAAATAGCTATTCTTGAAGTACAGGCTTTAAAAGATGGGTTGGCTGACCCTGAAATGAAAAAGAACCCCGCATTTTTGGAAAAGGTACGAAAGTTCCTTCAACAAAATAAGCAGGTGACCACTGCTGAGACACCGGGTATGTCTGAATTACAAAAAGTTGCTGAAAATGAAATTCCTATGTTTGATGGTGAACACTGACATTGAATTGGAGTAAAGAACAGCAGGAACGGGCACAGGAGGACTTTAGGGTCTTCCTGTTCATCGTTTGGAGAGAAATAGGCTTACCTAACCCTACGCCGATCCAATATGACATAGCAAATACCTTACAGAACCCTCCAAGTGACCGATTTATCCTTGAAGGATTCCG